TCCCAAAAGATTGTCTCATCTGCAAGCCTATCTAACTTTATCTCAACAAATTGTTTAAGTTCTAATACTACTCTCAGTTCTGATTCCCTCATCGGATATCGTTTTAACTCAGTCATTAGTTATCTCCTTAAGTCTTAACATTAAATCAGTAACTTTATACTTAATCTCTAAGCCTTCATCTAGATCACTTAGATTATTGATCTTATCTATGTCATCGAAACATTCTTGTAACAGAAACTTTGTGTCTTGTTTTAACTGATCCATTAACTTATCTCCTTGTTTACTTGTTACCTAATAATAACATAATAAAATAACTATTAAAATCAAATACTTATCTTATTATTTTAACATTAGATTTGTTAACATTTTGCACCTAGTTTTTTATTGCGTGAACCAACGGTGCCGTTTCCGAAAGGTGTGGGTCGAAGCAGAAAAAAAGGGCGTGGAGATAACCCCACACCCTGATTCTCTTAGGAGATGTACAACTGCTTGAGAAGTTTACACACCCCGAGACTTCGACTTAAACCGTGACGCTTACGCTGTTGTATTACACAATTACGCGCATGAACGTCAATCTTTAAGCGAAGATCGCCGGGTATCTCTGTTGGAGTAGCATAATCAATAGCGTTCTCAACAACTTTGATTATCTCATCTCCAAGTAACTCCCACTCTGAACAAGTATTTTGATGCTCTTTTATTAACTCTGACATAACGTATTCCAAAGCATCTTTTTTAGTTGTTCCTGTAATATGCCCATCAAACTCATCAATAACCTCAGATACTAACTCTTCTATGTCTGTATCGCTAGGTGCGCGAAACTCTGAGTTCTTAAACATATCCAGAGATGACTGTAATGTAGGCTCTGTAAGGTTAAGAGAAGCCAATACAAAAGCGTACCCATTGAGTGACTCTTCTGGATTGTAAGTGTTACTAAACCCTTGTTGCTCTCGATTATACTCTGGAACACTCTGATCTCTACGATTATCGTACTCATTACGAGCATCTAAGGTCTTCTTGTTGTTACGCAACGTCTGACGCTTTACTATGTTTTTAGCGTGAAGTAGTGCATAACAGTTAGCAGAACCTTGAATCCTGTAACCTACGATGTTTTTGATGATTTCAATGTCATTTAATATGTCTTTCATTTTTATTTCTCTGTTGTTATTGTAGCCGTTATTGACTACACTGACTCTACACTCATGTGTTAGGTATTCGGTCAATTTGGCGACCGTTGTATCGTCGCCCCTCTCGCGAGGGAGTCTGCTTAAAGATACCTAACTCTACTTCTTTACACATACATCTACAAAACAAAAACTATACAATACTCAAGCAGACGAGTGAGTATGTTCGAGAGGTTGAATTGCTACCGGATGCCGAGCATGATACAATACCAGAGTAGGCAAGATAAGTATATATAGACTCTATTATGATTTATGGCGAAGTCTAACCAAATACAACCTTGTACCCTTTGTCTATCATTCTCATATATACCTATATACATTATACTATTACAACGTAGAGTCTACACCTTATACTAACTTATATTACATCCTCTCCCCACACACACACGCTCTTCAGCCCTTCCAGACCCCCGGGCACCCCCTTTTTATTATAGTGTATTATATATATATTCTCCCCACTCACTAGAGGGTACTTTAAGCATTCATAAGGAAATTCTAATATGGTTGATCGTATAAAATATAAGAAAAAATATAAAGAATCTGTACAACCACTAGGTATTGGCGATCCTTTGGCTAACGCAGGATTAGCCGGGGGTATGAGAAAGAAAGCAATCTTAGACTCAAAAGCAGACAAACTTATGGGTGCAACATCTCTTGCCATTGCATCAGCACCCGGGGTTATGATAGGAAAAGGCTTTCATGATATAGAGCAGAAAAGAAAGGAAAGAAAAAAGGCGTCAAAGAGACACATTTCAGAGATACAGAAAAAACGTAAAGCCGCTAGATACAAAAACGTCACAACAAAGAAACGATCTTACTGAATTAACTGGCCTTAAGAGAACATATCTTAATTGTCCCCCTATAGAGAATCTCTATTACTAAGGCCACTTCAAAAGATGACCCTAGTAATGGGGCTTTATTAAAAGGGACAAACTAGTGAATTACTCTAAATCCACCCTTTAAAATCAATGACTTACACCCCCTAAAATACGTCTGTAGTAGGGGGGTACCGCAGAAGCATTATGGAACTATTTGAACTACTTAGACACATACGCTCAAACCCTTTAAATCCAAAGGCTTCTATGGCTGTGGATGTGAGAAGGATAGCCGACGAGTATCCTCAATTAAAGACTCAAGGTCAGGTTGGCGCTTTAGGTCATGCTTATGGTACTAAGGTAGCAGGTAAGTTGCCTATGGATATGTATGAACGCTTTATAGATGACTATGACAGTCCATACGATAGGCGTAATAATGCTGTTGCAAGTCGATTCTTTAACGATTTAGAACAAACAAATCCCCCTAATGTCAGTCTGGATGACACAATAAGGCAAGCCAAAAGAAGCATACTGGGTATGCAGGACACAAAGAACCCGCATCCTGTGCCTTATAATTGGGATGTTAAGTATAATAATAGTGAGTCACCACCACCTATGAAGGGATTTTTAAAAGAAGAAGACCCTGTAAGGTGGTATGACAATATACATTCAATTCTTTTTCCACAAGCAAATGCTGGAATCATTGATTACCAACCAGATAATCAACAGCAAAACCAACAACAAAACCAACAACCAATTGCACCACAGGTACCCGATACACCTGTTAGCCCCAATCCTCATATAGACCCTCCATTAGTTCCTGACGAAATTATTATTCCAGTGCCAGATACAGAAGAAACATCTGGGCCTTGGTATGGGGGAGGCGGTGGTTGGTTTGTTAGGTCAAATGCGGCTTACAATGATGCGGGAGAACGCGTATATCATCCACTAGGAGGTTACTGGCAGTATGATGGTAATCATCCAAATATAAAAGCCGCAAATGAAGCGGCAAAAAATTGGGCTAATACTGGTATATACAGAACACAACAGTACACTTATGATGGGATTCCATTAACTTTAGACCCTGAAGGAAATTCTGGTCAAGGAGAATATATACAACCAGAAGGCGCTTACAATGGTTATTCTTCTTATGATGCGTATCTAGCAAACACCAAATGAAAACAGATAAACAAGATAAATTTATAGATCACTACTGTAAAACAGGTAATGCCACTCAAAGCGCTATAGCATCAGGGTATTCCAAGGCTACCGCTAAACAGGCAGGTCATAGATTACGGGGTCAATTTAGGCAGGAGATCGAGGAGAGAACCAAGAAAATGGTACAGGACATGGTTCCTATATCATTATCTGCTATTAAATCCCTTATAGAACAGGGCGACAGTGAGTCAGTTAGACTAGCCGCCGCAAAAGATATTCTTGATCGCTCTGGATTAAAGCCAGTAGATCGCGTAGAAACCACAAACATTGAACAAATGTCTGACGAGGAAATACAAAGGCGTATAGATGCCCTCACAAAACACTGAACTACTCCTACTTCTAGAAGCACAGAAACAAAGAGAGCGGTTTAATAAAATAAATTATTACGATCCTTACCCTTATCAGCAAGATTTTCACTCTACAGGGTTTAAGAATAACCAACGCTTATTGATGGCGGCTAACCGAATAGGTAAATCTTATTGTGGTGCGGCTGAGATGTCTTACCATCTTACAGGAATGTACCCTGATTGGTGGAAGGGTAGAAAATTTGACAAGCCTATTACCGCTTGGGCAGGTGGTGTTTCTAACGAAACCACCAGAGATATTGTACAAGCAGAACTATTGGGTTCTCCCGATGACCCTGAAGCCTTTGGCTCTGGCGCGATTCCTAAAGAAAATATAATAAAAACGGAACGCAAACCCGGAGTGCCAAACGCTAAGTCCGTAGCACTAATACGGCATACCTCTGGGGAGAACTCTTCTTTACACTTCAAAGCCTATGAGATGGGTGTAGACAAGTGGCAGGGACGCTCTGTTGACGTTGTATGGCTAGACGAGGAACCCAGTAGGGAACTCTACTCACAGGCCGTTACAC